CACTTGAAAGAGCTGCTAGTTTGCTAAACGATATGTTTGCAGCCGCATTAATATCAGCGTTAACAATAGCGCCGGCAGTAATCCCGAAAACCCCAGCATTAGTTAATGTTATAGCACCAGAAGGCGAAACGCCCGTTGCTATATTAGAGGCATTTCCTACGAATATATCTCCGTCTTGCAGAGTGTCAGCCAAGCCACCAGCAGGATCTAACGCATCAAATGTATCGTTATCAGCGTCCCTGACAAAAAAACCTATTTGAGCAGGAGAATAATACATCAATACTAAATCAGTATCAGTCCACTGGAATTCACCATTCTGCAGAGCTTCTATTTCCTCGGCCTGAGTAGTGATATAACCAGAAGTAGTAATTGTAGCTAAATTGTCAGTAGTTACTATAGAGACAATGTTTGGATCGCCAACAAAATAACGTCCTATCGCTGTAATAGCCATGTCACACTCCTTGTGATTTAAAGTAACTACCTAATCTTTCTACGTCTCATTTTGTCTAAATTATCCACGCCTAAAAATCCATCTTTTTCAATCATGGGGTCGGAATCTGTTAACTGCGAATTTCTAGCGCTTTTGGCGCGATCAATTTCTTCATTATAACCCGTTCTAACTTTCCTGTCAGCACCGGAAGTATCATTTCTTTTAATTGGTGCATTTTCATAAGCCATGATGTTCTCCTTTTAGCATCCCTTTTTATTTTTCTTACCACTATTTCTTTTATCATCATTTTTTCTTTGTTCTTTCATTTCTTAGCTCCCCTTTTGCCGCCGTCAAGAATTCGATTTGCTTTCGCGTCTATTTTTTCTTTGCTGGATTCTGATAGTTTACCTTTGGCCACCATTTGGGTGGCGCGTGCTTTCGCATTGGCTGCGTGAGATTTGTCAGGCATAGGATATTTTTTTTGCCCTGGCAGACCAAAATCACTTTTAGGAAGCTTATTCCTTGTTTTCGCACTCAACTTCGCCATTCTCTTCTCCGCTAGCTTTTTTAAGTTCTTTTTCTATTTTTTCTTGATGTTCGGCAATCAGGCGCTCTAAGACAATGACAGCTCCGCTTAATTGATGAAAAGTAGCTTGGGTTTGTTCTTTTTGCATAACAAATTCAGTTTTTTTAATTTTAAATGCTTCCAAAGCATCTTGCATTGCTTTTATTTCTGCAGCCATTTTTTATTTCCTTTTAGTAGTTAAATTATGCCGTACTTGTTCTATACAGCCCTGATAACGTAATAGCTGTAGCCACCCCTGAAGTCAAATTGGTTATGGCAAAATTTGAAGCATTTACAGCCGACCCAAAACAAGAAAGTATCAAGTTTGTCGTGCCACTTATTATAGCCCCGCACATTTGAGTTCGTCCAACAGGCCAAACCATATTCGAGCTAGTACTAAGTACGTTAATAGAGTACCCAGTGGCAGCCCCTGCAAAGGGCATATTAGAAATCTGCAAATTTCCTGTTGCCGTTGTAAACGTTGGTGTAAAGGTTAAGGCTATGTTGACCATGACTAGTATGCCTATCTTAGTATAAGTACCAGTCTGAACAGAATAAGACACTGATAAATCACCCATCGTAGCCGCTGTTATCGTAGGGAGAGGGGAGAAAGTCGCGCCAGCTATATAGGTCTGAATAGTATTACCCCCAAAGCCTATGCTTGTGGCTGTGGCTACTCCTAAGGTTGGTGTTACAAAGGTAGGAGAGGTGGTGCCTGCGAAAGAGCCAGTGCCGCTAGCCCCTGATAGACCTACTCCTACACTATTTATAGTGGCCATAATAAATCCTTTTTTAAGTGACGGTTAGTCCTAATCCTGGTGCAGAACGTACGCTCCATGTAGTATCTGCAGTAATACAAACCACTTCAACAGTGTCATACTGAGATGTACTAGCTAGCGAGCCAGCACTTGAAGTAGTCGATGGTGAAAACTTGATTGTCTGGCCAGTGTTAGCCGTTAATACCCATCCTCCAGCTCCTAAGCCTGCTATGGCCACTATAGAGCCAATGGCTGCCGTTAAGGGTAATGTGACCGTCGTAGTAGCTGCATTTTGTATTATATATCCTTTGTTAACTGCTGCCGCTTGGGTGGCCCCCGGAACCCCTGACCAAGTGATAGGAAAAGTAGCGGCAGTCCAGGAAGGAACCCCTGAGGCATTCGTGGTTAATATGGCATTATTTGCCGTCGTAATGCCCGATACCGTACTCCCTGTAGCAGCATAATAGGCAAGCTCATTGATATTTCCAGGGCTTACTATTCCTGAAGAACCCGCATCAGAAATATAGGTCGAATTCCAAGACGCAGCCGTTGTGCCAGATGTTAATATACAGGTAATTTCAGCGCTCGTGTTTGCGGCCATCGTTAATATTAAGTTTGACCCAGAGGAATTAATAGTCAAAGCGCCTGATGAATTATTCACTATACGCCAAGATTGACCTAGAACCAGAGTGCTTGTCACAGGCATGACAACGGTCTGAGTAGTCACCCCTGTAAAATATTGAAGATATCTACTGTTAACGGTGAGAGTGGTAGTTGTAGCTGCCGTTGCTGTGGTGGCGTAGCCTGGTAAGAAATTATTACCAGAAATATTATTGAAAAAAAAGGCATTTCCATCTGCATTTATTATAAGAGCATCATTAAAATTTCCTGACGAATCAGTATTTCTGATGATATATCTTGAGGGGACTATGCCTGTTGAAACGCTACCTTCTACCGCAAAAAGGACCTGGGCGCTTAACCTAAGACTTGTTCCATCATCGCCAAGATAGTCATATATCCCTAAAAAATTTCCGTTTATAAGTGGGGAATAACTGCCAACCGCAGAAGCATTGGAAGCAGCACATACATTTAATGGTGCCTCTCCTAGGCCAATTAAGTACACATTAGGATTATCCGCTATTGCTGTCGATCCAATCATATATAAAATACCAGCCCCGCCGACATAGGGGGTCAATTGGGCTATAGTTGCAGTAGAGCCAGTAATTAAAGCTCCTGTTGGATTAGGTTGCAGATATAATTCACCACCTGCATTTGTAGAAGAAAGTGAATTCCCATCCAGCCTTAAATTATCTACATTTAATTGACCCGTGATTGAAACAGTGCCAGTGCCATTGGTCGTAAAATTAGCGTCAGCCCCTAAGACCCCACCAGTGTTATACATAACTCCATTTGCCAAATCATCCATGAACTGGCCATTAGTTAAAGTTCCATTATCGGTCTGGGCTATTATGGTAGCATTAGCTAAATCTTGTACTGTCTTGTTGGTCACCCCTGTTTGGTTTTGAAGACCAATCATGGACGCTCCATCACCCATGGTGTGTGCTGCAAGACGTGCTATTAAATCGGATATGTCACCGGAATCTTCTAATTGTACCCATGCCAGTGATACAGGGTCATAGAACTCATAACTTCCAAGGGTTGTGTTAAAGCGCAATCTGTAATACATAGCAGCCGCTGGAGCTGGTCTATCCCCTGTGGTACCTGATGCTAAAAAAGTCCAAGGATTGTTAAAGCGAGTATTAGCACCACCTTCAAGGCCAACGGTAGTATTAGAGTTTTCTAAATCACCACCATCTGTAAATTCGCTAAACTTTCTTGTCGTTATACTCATCACGAAGCCTTATGATTAATTAATTTTTAGCCAGGAAGTTGCCTTAGTGATACGCCTATATAAGCATTGGTATCAGGGGTAATAAAATGAAGCACATCACCGCCTTTTACATATCGTTTGATAGGCTTAAATTCATTGTACTGCTCTGTTCCGACAGTGCCACTCGCAGGTATTGCAGGGGTACCATTTAAACGTATAAAAACATTGGAATCGGATGCGTATTCAAAATAGGCTTGGTATTGGATGGTTGCACTGCCAGGGACAGTAAAAGTTTCTTCTGTTGATGCAGCACAGTTAACTTGTGCGCAAACATCACTAAAAGGCATTGTTTCTATAAAGTTAGCATTATATTGTATAGCCATGTTTTAAACTCCCATTCGTGCGTCTGATGTGAAATGATAAAGAAGACTAGCTCCCGCAATGGACCCTGTAGCTACCCCTGGATAACTACATGTAACCATTCTAGAAGGCGAAGAACCGTCTGTTAATATTGCTCGATATGAAAATCCTTTACTATCATTGAATCCGAAAGCAGTAAAATGATCGTTAAAAACAATCTCCAAGGTGTCATTTTGACCTCCGCCAGCAGCATGATAAATGTAGGCTTGTGCCGTATTGGGATTGATGGTCGTTCCAGAATAAAAGGTAAGTGTTGGAATTGATGAAAACTCTCTTTTTGGCGTTCTATACTGATGACCAAAATCTTGCGCCACACAAGTAATTTGGTTTGAACCTGTAAGTGCGAAAGGATTCATTGGAGCACAAATTGCATTTTGTTGGGTCACAGTTCCAGGCAAATCTATAGTTTTATAAGACTTCTCATAATAATATTCACACCCCTTCAAAGTCTGCTCAAAGGTGAGTGGATTACTTGCAATAGCGAACTCATTAGGTACCAAAGATATACTATCTAAGATTATGAAATCAGGCGTACCAGAAGAAGTCATGGGGTCAATTGTGTAAAATATAATTGCTAGTGTCTCGTTATCATTAGTCGCTGCAGCTAAATTAAAGCCGTCAAAAGTAATTATATTTTCCCCTGCCACTAGATTATAGACAGGGTCATTAACGGCAGACACTGCACTCCATGCGCCGTTATAAGAAGGCTCTCCCAAGGCTGACCAGGAAGATACCGGATATGTTTGGTTAGTTGTAGTGGGAATTCCTGTGCTTCTTAGAAGCTTCATTTTAACGCGTAAATCACCAACAGAACTTTGCTTTTGAACAAAGACTTTGACTAAGGAGGATAATGTTCCTCCCCAGTAGGGTCTGCAGATTGCTGGGTCAATGTATTGCAATGCTGCGAACTGGTTTGTGGCTGTTTTTGAGGTAACTTTAAGTCCATAATTCTGAGCAGCCGTTCCACGTCCAACTTGGATATTATTAGGAGTAGCTGAGGCTACATAAGCTTGTTGGATGATAATTGACTGGTCAGCAGTGTAAGCATTACTAGCCAAATCTGCACTCGTAGTACTTGTAAACTGCCAAGGATTAAGAGAAAAGTCCCATCCTGTCAAAATACTAGACTTAGGTTGAAACAAAATACTTTCACGATAGTAGTGAAACGTATGGTCAACTTGTCGTTCAATAGTTTCTTGCTCATAGGGATATTGTATGGGTAATTCAAAATTACTTTTAACTAACTGAATACTAGTTAAGTAAATATCAGAATTATTTGGAAAAAATATTTTATAATCTATGTAGGCATCTGGCGGTATGTCCGTATTGGTTGTAACTGGCATAACATTTTGGCCAGGATATACGTCATATTGATCGTTAATAATTGATGACGGAATAATGATAGCTTGAGGTGCACCAGTAGATGCATCTAGCCTAGTAAATAGGCTTACAGGAATATTTTCAACCCTTGCGGTTATGGAACCTGAAACATAAGAATTAGGCTGAGGAGTCCTTGTATTAGCCCACAGCATTCCAGCTTGATTAAATCTTTGCCTTAAATAAGGAGTTCCTGTCCAGCTTCCGGTTAAGGTTATCCTAAGTGCATATGGGGCGTTCGTAGGAACCTGATCAACACTGCTTAGAGGAACCTTCGTAAGTACTACAGTACCTGACCCTGCCAATATTAAATCCCAGCCTGGTGCTACTGCTATACCATCTGATGGTGCACTTCCCGAATAGGTAAATGGGGAACTAAAACTCACAAGAGAAAATTGTGGGTTGGTAATCATGTTCCCTGTAACAATTGCCAATTCTTCAATAGGAGGATTTCCACCGCCGCCACCGCCGGGAGTGTAATTCTCAACAAGATAAATTAATGGGTCTGATTGTGTTGGGCCTTGCCTGAATTCTAATCTGTAGACCATGTCAGGATCCCAGAATATATCTATAGGCAGCGTGCCATTTGCCAGGAATTGTATAGGGTTAGTCCATACCACGTTACCGAAAGGGTCATGCCATACCATTGCAGGCGCGTAAGGCAGCGTGTTCTCCAGAACGAACATATAAAACGTATCATCGAATTGATTGCCTTGAAGGTCAACAAAGCTCCAAACTGGGTTAGACCCTCTTACGTATATCGGAGTTGCCATCTTAAAATCCTTTTTAAGCAGCGTTCTATATTCTGGTATCTAGTATAACGAATTCAGTGGGGTATTAAAAATGTGAGGAATTTCTAGAACAAGCCTAAGAATTTCTTTCTAGGTTTGCTTTTGTGTTCAAGTAACCGTTGATTACTATTAAGCGTCTCAATCAAAGCAGTCTTCTCAGTGGCTGATTCTTGTAGCTGTTGAACTAAGAACTCATTTTGGCGTGATTTTTCAGCAACCATTTCTTTCAAATACGTGATTTCAACTTCCAGCGCTTCTTTTTTCGTCTCTGTTCGCTTAGCATTCGCATCAGGGAATACGCGGTAAAACTCAGACTTATCGATGATGTAATTGCCTGCCTCATCCCTTATTGCAGAAAGCTTTCCTTTCTTTATCATAGTTTGTATGTGTCTTACGCTATAGCCTACAATTTCTGCGGCCTCTCGCGTACTAAGTAATGAATTGTGTTCGTTCATTTTCGCTACCCTTCGCTTTTTTCTCGTTAAACGCATTACCAAATCCAAGTTTCTATTTTGTAAAATATATTCTGATGTGCTGCGTCGATATCCATGGGGTCTAGCACAATACATAAAGAAAGTCCCAATAGTATAAAAATCATTATTAAGGTAAATACTTTATCCCTCATTATTCATTTCTCCATTTAAGAGTGAGTCGAACCCTCAAGACCCAACTTGATTCTTAAAATTGTTTATTAATCTTCTAAATTTATACTATAGGTTCCGGAAATAAATCCTTAAGATAAGCCGGCATTTCTACATTAGAATTATCTTTGTACCATTTGTATATCGTTTCCTCTTCAGAAGGAGCCTTATTATAATTCTTATTAAAGAAGTTCTTAGTATGTTTGCCAACCTGGCTCATGCCTACTACCTTTTTGGCACAGGTGGATAAATTTTTTTTAGTCTGAGTAATTTTGGTATATAAATATTCGGAAACAGTAAATAATTTACCCAGAAAAAATCGTCTATTAAATGAAATCCCTTCTCTTATTAGAATTCCTAGCCGCTCAAGGGTATTTAGAACTCTTGCGATAGTACGAACAGACAAGTTAGTTGCCTTGGCTAAGGTTTCATTTCTGTGGCATGCGTAAGGTTTATCTTTTAAAACATCGTATATTTCTAGGAAGACGATTTTATCTTTTGGAGTTAATTCAGGATGTTTTCTAACTATTTTAGGTAGTTGGTCAAATATGTGCTTTATTTTTTTTATAGACATGATATTCTTTCCCCGTAGACATGATGATAAAGCCGGGCAGGGCGCTAACCCATATGTCCGGCTGAAGTTTCGATTCTACAATAACTCTCTCAAAAGATCCTCATAAATATCTGATTACAAACAAAATAATAATGCTTTTATTTTACCCAAATCGTGCTACAATCAACTATAATTAATCATGAGTGAACCCATGCAAGATCGACTAGAAAACATTATAAGACAGAGAAAAGACATAATAGTCGAAGAGACTCACAATATGACTGATGCTACTCCTCCTACAACTAAAGCATTTGCAACTGGATATATATTCGCTATGCAAGAAGTTTTAGTGCTGCTTGAAAAAGAGAAGCAGGAACAGATGATTGCCTCTCAGACATATGGGATATTTAAGAAGAAATAAGGCATATAGAGTGGACTATGAATACATTAAGAATCAATACAGTGAAGCGACTAGATTGGCATTATTAGAACAGGCTATTGAATTTCTTAAGAAAGACATTCTTCGTCTTGAAGCTATAATTAATAAAATAAAATGAGAGAATAGGATTATTTATGAACAAGAAATCTGATGACACAGTTGAATTTTATATAGACCATGAGACAAGAATAAGAATTCTAGAAAATTTGGCTACAGATACAAATCGTAAGCTTGATAGGGTAGATGAACGATTTGATAAGCTCAATTCTAAAATTGAAACAATGTTTATAGCCTTGGTTTCTATAATTGTGGCTTCGTTCTTAATTCCTGTGATACTACATGCGTTTAAGTTAGTTTAGGAGGTTATTATGTTAACTGTTTTTATAATTACATTTATTATTTTATTTCCATTGGTATGGAAGGCTATGGGCGACTAAATTCACTTGAATAAGTTATACAAAGAAGCTGCCCCACCTGCTCCTGCTGTAGAATATACACTGCCTAATAATAACTTTTTCAGCATTTTATTTGCTTCTTTTTTTTCCTGAACTCCTAAAGCATGTTTTGCAGCCTCAGGATGTTTTTCAAGAAAATTTCTCATTGGTACAGAGTCTTCTGCAAATAAATTCTCTGGGTTTTTTGGTATCAACCTCAATTCAGGATGAACCATTTTACCAATCCCTTTTCTTAAATGTTTCGGAAAGTAAGTATTCATTAATTCCGCAAAAGAATTTTTCCCTTGCTTTAAAACGTGCGCAACATCTAAGTGACCTTCTTTTATCAAGTGATCTTCCAGGAAATCATTCATGCGATCACGTAAGTCTATTATTTCTTCCCCTTCGTTTTCACTAACTAAATCATCACCTGCTAACTGTTTAGTACCTTTTTTATAAAGGCTGCTTTGAATTTTATGTATTGCTTTGTAGTCGCCAGCCTTTGCTTTATCAAACAATTCATCAACGGATGTTTTTCTAGGAAAATATTCACGTGCTTGCGCAAGAAATTCTGGTTTCATTGGTATATTAATATTTCTATTTTTGATAGCTTGATTAACCTGGCCATAAAGTTCATTTGCCGAAGATTCTAGAAGGTCATGTGGTTTTTGTATTGCAGAAACCAGATCTTTTTTGGTTGATTTACTGGAAAGCCCTCTTAAAAAAGCAGGAATGGTCTCAGAAACTTTGCTACCAACTTTTTGAGCTACATTTCCTAGCCCTCCTAAAGCTAATGCACCACCTGCTCCTACCGATTTATCTCCAATGTCTCCGGGAGTTGCTATAGCTCCTGCGCCAGCGAGTGCAGCAGAATTTTGTAGCGATTGAGGTACCCTGGCTAATTGAGCAGCGCCTTTAACTCCTTGCATTAATTTACCAAATAAACCGCCGCCACCAGCAAGCTCTGCAGCCATCTGAACTGACTTTTGACCAGTACCTTGTGCTTCTGGAAACAATCCTCTTAAGTCGGGTGAGTTAGCTAAATTCTGAGCAAACTTTCCTGGAAATAAGCTTGCAGCTCCTCTTATTGGTATGGAAGCGCCTTGCAAAGCACCTCCAACTGCCGCTGGGATGTAATCAGTAACATTAGAAATTCCTTTAGAAGCCGCTTCAAGCACTGGATGTGGTTCTGTTCCTACTGTTTTTAATATCCCTTCTCTAAGCCAATCAGGCATTCCGGGATATTGCTTTTTTATCTCTGCGCGAGCAGTTTCCATAGGATCCATGTCTGGATGGTAAGAGTCATCCTTGTAGACCTCAAATAGGTTAGCTGCTTTTTTGTTCCCCTGTTCTTCTGGGTAAATTTCAAAGAGATTAGCCATTATTGGCCTCCCTGCATTTCCAGCACGCGTTGTTTTTGTTTCATTAAGTAATTAACTACTTCATTAACAGACTTTCCAGAAGCCCTGGCTGTTTCTAAAATATTTTTAGGAGTAGCTTCGGGAAGCGCATCCATTAATTGCTGAGACATCTCAATAGCAAATTGTTGCTGTTGGTCATCATTTAAAATGTTAGCTGGATTCTTCGAGTCATTAGTCTTTTCAACTGAAAATTTTCCATCTTGGAACTTAATTTTATTCAATTTTTCTGGAGCTGTAGCGGCGTTCTTATAGGTTTCGGTTTCTTGATCCAGAATTTTATTTAATTGGTCAAATTCCGCTTTAGCAACCTTAGGATCTTTTAGCCAAGTAGATGGGTTAGACAATTCCCGTAGGCGTTGCATTGCTGATGGCTGAATAGAATCCCCATAAAATTGCCTCATTTGGTCTGCCATTAATGAAGCGCTGTTCATAGCCTGAGAATGAGCTATAAATTCAGGAGAAGGATTGCCCGCGCTCGCTTTGGCTGACTCCAATAAGTATTGTCCTGTACCTTTTAAACCTGAATATCTAGTAAGGTCATTAACATCAATTGCCTTACGGGTTTTATCTAAGTTCTGTGCGCGCAAATAAATATTCCTAGCGGCCGCATCAGTAGTTTGTTTAGTCAAAGCGCGTTTATAAATCTCATCTTTTTCTGGGTCCCCTGTTATAGATATCGATTCTTCTTCATCGTAAACAGGATTTCCATTTTCATCATATCCTTGCTCTCCAACAACCTCTTTAATCTTTGGATTTGCACCAGGAACGCCCATGGCTTTCATTTTTGCATCTAGAGGAGATTGACCACGAGATTCTGCAAGCGTTTTTCCTGTTGGAGATAAAGCCCTAAAAGGTGCGGTCTGCATCAGACTGCTCCGATAATCGAATAAAGATTCTTTACCTTTAAGACCGAGGTCGTGTGCTGCTTTGGCCTGTAAATATCTAGGGTCATTTTCGCCAAATTTTGAACGTAGTTGTTCTACGAACAGAGCATTGGCAACGTCACCTGATGGGTGCGGCATAGCTTCTTTGGCCATTTGCTGGCGCTTCATAATATGATCGAGCATACGATTCATGCCTTCGCCAAAGACATCTATGCCGGATTTAGGAAAAGGGATTTGTGATATACTTGCCATGATTTTCTCCTAGTATCCTCGGCCGCGGCCTGACATGTAGTCTTGGTTAGGCTGGAACATACCGCGACCCATACCCCCTTGACCAAATCCGCCCGTTAGCCAATTGCCTGCCAAATTCCCTGCAAAATTAAGCCCTTGGCCAATCATATTGGAACCTGCTTGGCGCTCACCGAATTTAAGCCCACCCATTGCATCGCCCATATGCATAGCGTTACCTTGAGCATTTGTGGCCATTCCTGCACCCATTTGATACTTATTCATCAAGTCATTTAGATAATTTTGCCTATCAGCCATGGCGATATTGGACGCCCCACCTTGGATTGCTTGGAGTGCAGGAGTGGAACCCATAAGGCCCATTGAAGAGGCTGCATTAAGCCCTGACTGAGATGCCATATCCATAGCTTGCTTTGCATAGGGGCTAGTTTCATACCCTTGAGTCCACTTATTTTGCAAACCCTGCGGGTCCATTAATGCGTCCATATAGGGCTGTGTATATCCTTTGCCCTCTTGATAATACTTATCCATAGTGTGGCCTGCGGATTTATACGCCCTGCCTGGATTGAAAAAGTCTGATAGCCAGCTCATAGTCACACTCCTTGTGTATTATCCAATCCTTATGGATAAGCTGCTGTTGTGAATTGCACTAATGTGCCACTTATTTTTCCGACATAAAGATTTAATGTGCTGTCATAAAGGATTACGCCATCGTCTAAATCAGGGTCTAGGGCCGCAATCTCTACTGTTGTGAAGCTAGGTGCTATTAATCCATTATTATACAGGTTTAGTGCATCTTGGATAACTTGTAGATTTTTGTTTAATGAGTCAACTAAGTTACTTACCCAGGACTCAAATTCAAATGGGAATTTAGTTTCCTGCAAAGGGGATGAATCCACTCTATCTAAGAATATGGCCATTAGTTAGCCCCTCCACTTGCGCGCCTTGTGTTACGGACAGCACCTAAAATGACTATTGGCGCACTAGATACGCATACAAGCTTATAGCAGCGATTTCGGCTGATACTTAACTCATACCAGCGCATACGCCACCTGTACTCCCCTAAGGGGCTAAATTCACGCAAATCAGCAGCTTCATAAGTAACACCACCATCATCAGAATAAAATAACTCAATATGAGGCTTGAATAACGCATTGTAGTGATTGTCATCAAAGGCAGGCGTATTTGAACCTTCTTCGATAATAAATGCATCATCTTCCGTAAGAAGATATACAGGCACATCGGCAGTCGAAGTTTCATCGACAATAAAAACCGTATTATCAAACGGCGCATTATTCCTGTAAAACGTCCTATCACCAAAGACAAAATCGATTTCAACGTAATCATCTATAAACTCCGCGTAATCGTCTAAGAAAATTTGCGTGGTTACTAGCTCATAACGCATCGGGTATTTAGTAAAGGCATTGGTTGCTTGTGGGTCTGTATCAGGTGTTCTTAATTCATTGTGATAGATATTTCCTGCCATTTCATAAACTGCGTTGTCTTTTTGTATGATTACTAAATGCTTGTTATTAAAAAATGTGTGTTTTTGTATACGGCACCTTGAGCCATTTAGTTCTATAACTCTCGCCCAGGTCTGCGTTTCAAAGTTAAATTCGATTGAATCAGCAGATGTATCTGGTGGGTCTAGCAGTTGGGTATCATCATAATTACCTGCTGAAACCCTATAAAACACGGTGTTTTCGTATTGGTATAAGAACCCATCTGTATCTAGGTTTAAGAAAGGATTAACTTGTCCTTCTTCAGCTTCTGATTGCTCAAGGAGTACATTAATGGCCTGCGTTGAGATATCTTGAGGCTGCGAACCATTGGAAGCCATAAAGCTAACAAGGCCATTGGAGTTTTTAGCAAGCCATACCATGCGACCAAAGTCTATCGATAAAGATAAAGGGTCAGCTATCCCGTAATCAAAGTTATAGGATGTGTTTAACTTCCAAGGGAATTCTGCAGTTGAGCCTGAAACAGTAATCTGGGTTGGGATATTAGACCAAACATCGGTTGTAAAATCGCACATGATGTATAGCTGGTTATGAAGGACTGCAAATTGCCCTATTCTTCCTGAGGCTCTGTTGAATAATGAGCCTCCTGGTACCCCAGGAACATTAAACCAAGTGCTAGAATTTCCAGCTAAGTTAACTTGAGATAAGAAATAATCAGGAGTATTAGCATCGCTAACCACAAACCTGTTTCCGAATGCCGCCACATAAAGCGGGTTAGTCGGGACACCAGTTCCTGTAGCTTGCTCATAATTAATTGTCCCTGCATCTTCAGTTATCACAAATATCTTACCATTGGTGGTTAGCATTATATAGACCACATTTCCCACAGGCAAAACCGCCCACCAAATAGGGCCAGTATTATGGACAAATCCCACGAGCCTTTCATTGTAGAATCTGTCGTATTGGAATAATTGCGTGCCTACAACAACATAAAGATAATCAATGGACTTAAATATAAACCGTGGCTGATGGATGTATACAAGACGATTCTCATTAAAGAAATTGACATGTTTTCGACCCATAGCAGGATATAAGGCTTGTTTTTTCTTAGCAGATTCCACTTCTATTTTATAGAAATTAGCACAGTCCATCGCACCGAACTGCGTGAATCGCTGTTTATCGTAAAAGGTAAATATTCCGAGCGGTTGAATGGCCATTACACACCTGCCCTAACTCGCCACGCTCCGTTTAAAAGCGATTGCTCATCACCTGCTATAGATAAATTAACCTCACTAGAAGCTACCATGATGTTTAGTGCTTCTTGATAGGTTTGTTCAAGCCTTTGCGTCCACGCATCAGCACGGCCTTTAAAGAGCGACACATCTCTTGCACAGGCATAAAGCAGATATCGGATGTAATACTGTGGCAAATTCGACATATCAGAGTCTTTTGTGTACTCAGATAATTGCAGTTTGCATCTAGCAAAAAATTGAAAGAATTGGGAAGGTGCCGGATATAACTTAACATCCACCCATTCGGTGTCTGGGAAAGTTATAGCAAACCTAGGAAGTCCTTGGAGAGGCTCATATTTCCAGGCTGCTAAGTACTCATCCCTAGATTTATCAATTAGAGGGTAAGTAACCCCTGATAATGTTAACCATGCGCTATCTAGATTCGAAAGCCTTCCACCTTTTATAAACACAATGCCTGGAATGACCACGGGCTGAGTAAAGGTAAGGGTTGATGACCCTGTCAGTGTTGAGTCGTTAGTTAGGGTTATTAGGTTTCCGTCAATTGATTCAATGGCTGTTAAGGCTGGTATGCCATTCCCTGTGACCAAATCTCCAATGCTATAAATTGTGCCATCTGCGACGCTAAAAGAAGGTGAATTAAGCGTTAGTGTTACAAGCTCTCTGACAATAGTATCCGTTGGATAATTATTTCCCACAAAGCGAATAGTATTATCGCCAATATTAATAGGACATGTCACTGTCTTTGCAATGGTAAGCATAAGGCCTGTAGAGGCATAGGATTGCATAAGCTGATTTAAAACTTGCAAGCAAAGCTTTTCGTCATCACCATGTAGCGGCACTGTAGGGTTTGAGGCATTAATTAGCCTATAAACCTGGAATGCAAAATCTCTGAATGTGTAGGCCATTTTTATCCCTCTTTTTTACGGGGTTTTTTTTCTGGCACATCTTTAAGTTCTGGAAACCAATTGCCCGTTTCCATGTAAATTTCATATTCCTCATAGGTGTCAACGAGTTTTAATGCGCCGTCATACCCATAAATGAATACTCTAAAATCGGATTTTGGGATTACTCTCCCAAGATAGAGTACGTGTGAATCGTCTATTTCTTGCATCTTTATCCTTAAAGAAGCATGCGGTTGAAACATACCTAAAAATGGCAAGTGTCAACCGCATGTGAGTTACGAGCAGATACGAACTGCAAACTCTGGATTGATAGCAACACCGCAGATAACGTCTATACGGTCTAGCTGCTCATAGTTACGAATATCCGCACCTAATGAGTAAGTCATGGCTAGTTTGTATAGGTCGCTATAACGGGTAACAGCTTCAACGCCTCCTCTAAGTTCTTTTATTGGAGGAGCTGCAAACACGATTGCTTGAGTGTGATAAGCAATAGATACGTTATGTGATAAACGCAGTAACATCTGAGCACCATTAGGAATGGCAGCAGAGATATTTTGTCTGGCCCCAGAGATAACGATTGTTGGGTTCACCGGTACGTTTGCAGTACCGCCGCCAGTTGATATAACCTGCGCTGTCACTACGAACTGGGCACGTTGTTGCAAAGGTTCATAAGTTAATGGGTTAACCATGAACACGCCTGCAGCATCATCAACCTCAATTATATCGCCTTCATTGAACACGACAGTGGATGCTACCAACCCTGTTAAGGCTATAGTGTTACCGCCTGTTATGGGTCCGTTGGTCACAGTACCAGCTAGTGAAAATCCAGCAGGAGGAGTACCACCAGCTTGTCCAGCACCAGCTATTTGCCTTGTTAAGAAGTTAGTCTTAAAGAAGTCAAAGCCAGACAGGTGACCTATGAAGCCGTCGATCAATGCGCCGGTGTTGACTGTATTATTAAACACGTTGTACAAGTTGCTGTTTAAGTTAGCAGACACACGAGGAGGAACACCGCAATACCTTTTTCCATCTTCAGGTATAGCAAGTTCTGTCATGTAAGCATCGGCAGTTAATATGGTGTTGAAATCAACGGGAACACCAGGAGTTCCGACTGCTTGATAAACTTGTTTTTGTAAGTTATCTGTAGCAATGAAGCCTTCAACCATGTTAGCTAAACGCTTAGCACGAGGTGCATTTGCCATTTCTAGATAAGGTTCATCACGAGCACGATCAAAGGTTAAGTTAAACCCTGTGTACTCAATCATGGTACGGAATTGCTTGGATATTGTTAAAGGTCTTATTACCTGAACGCGAGCTTCGGCTGTCGCTGTTGCACCTTCACCAGCTAGATATCTTTCTTCTAGACGGTAGTTAACAGTTTGGCCAGTTGCGAAGCGTAGGTTTTTGAAGTCACCTTCAAGGTTTCTATTCGCCGTGCGTGCGAAAGCGAGAGAATTCCAAAAGCGCACGAATACATCATCCAACACATATTGTGTTGTTTGCATAATATTAGCCATTTTGTATGATCCTTATACAATGACAACGATTAAAATTAGAAAACAATTTCATCCTTTGTCTTTGCGGAAAGACGATACACGCTAATATTTTCAAGTGACGGGGCTTGAGATTTACACGTCAGTTCATAGAATAACTATCGCTACAATTATTGTCAAAATGGTGTAATTGGTCGCGACTTAATTAATATCAATCATTGGTAGTATTATCAATCATTGAATGCTACAATTGTTGCAATACATTACCAAAACAGAGGAATAGAGATGGGAATACCAATTAGGATTAGCGAGAAAATATATAACGATGCAAAAATGGTGGCCAATTCAGAGTTTAGATCCGTTCCATCGCAGATAGAGTTCTGGGCGACCTTGGGAAAATGCGCCTTAGACAACCCTGATTTACCTATCGAGTTTATAAGGGATACTTTAATTTCGGCAAAGCAGGATAAGTCACTGTCAGAACCATTTCATTTTGAAGGACGTAATGAATAGCATACAAATAGAATGGATGCCTGTTTTTAAAAAGGCGTACAAAAAATTGCATAAAAACGCTAAAATATGCGTAGACGATGCGATAGAAAACATAGTAAAAAATCCAAAAATAGGCGAAGAGAAAGCAGGGGATTTGCGTAACTTCTTTGTATATAAATTTAAGATAAATTCACAAGAATATTTAATTTCTTATCAATGGGATGCTGAGAGCAGAACTTTATACACTCTTGGTGTTCATGAGAATTTCTATAGAGAACTCAAAAAATATATCTTGTAAACATACAAAAACCACTTAAAATTCCATACCGTAAGCATCACCTGGGTTATTTGGCACCAAGGTTGGTGATGCTTACTAAACATCTACCTACCCCTTTTAGCAACCAACTGTGCGCGCCTTTTTGCGTCAGATTTCGCTATTAAGTCCTCGATGCTCGCCTCTTTCTTAGCATTGTTAATAGGCATAGAACCATCTTCCCGGGCCCGGGTAATAGGTCTAGGCGCTGAGGTGCTAGCTGCTGTTTTACGCATACGCTCCTCTAATTTCCCCATCTCAACCATTTTGGCATATGGGTCTTGGATATTGGATATCCTGGATAGCTCTTGGGGCTGTCTTTTGGCAGCAGCATAGATAAAGGCCGCCGGGTCGTTCATGCCTCTGAGCGCATAAGTCATAGGATCATCAATCTGAGCCGCTCCAACCACGTCTCTAAAGTCGCTAAACCTTTCCATGCCACGTGTGAACTTGTCCTCAAACTCCATTTGCGCTTGTGCTTCGCGTTGCTGGTGTTGTGCTTGAACTTGCTTTTGAGATACTTTCGAGATAGTTGCTTCAACAAACTGCTCTAACTGGGTTTGCCAACTCTCAGTAGATTCTGGGTTATATTCAAATCCAGTTCCTTGGGCTTGTTGTTGCTGCATTTGTTGCTGGACCTCTGGCGCTTGATTTTTAAAGCGCTTACGAAACATTTCATTTACTTCTTCTTCTGAGTAAGTCCTAGGAGCTTTCTTAGCATTCCCATAATCGTCAACTTCGCGCTCTTTTGAGGGGCTTTCTTCGCTGGCGTCTTGCTCTGATGGTTCTTCCTCACCTTCATCTTGTGAGTCCTCTGAGACATCATTGCTTGCATTACCGGAAACGGGTTCATCGTAAGTCTCATCTTCAGGTTCGTATTGCGTTTCAGGAGCTGCTGGGCGAGTAGATGTTATCTCGCTCACTAATAATTCATCGATACTGCTTGTTTCTGTAGCCATAACATACATTCCTTGTATTGTTAAAAACCTGTAAATCTAGCCAATTTTATGCGTTAAAATCTTAACTAAGTTATTAGCATGAGCAATGGATGTATCACTTTCTGTTCTATTTGTTTCAGCTAAGTAGCGTAGTTTTTGTTCTTCAATTTGGCCTAGAACTTCCATCTCTTCAGCTTGTAATTTTTGCTTTTCAATCTCTAAATCTATTTGCTGTTGCTGAGCTTTTAATTGCAATTCTTGTTTCTTAATCTCAATTTCTTGCTGCTTAAACTGCATCTCCATCTGCATCTGTTGCTGCTGCATTTGCATGGCTTGCTCTTCCGGGGAAGGTGAGTTTTGGCCATTTTCATGCGGCATTTTTCCTGTCTTTCCGGCTTCGATAATCTGAGGAGGCACCATTGTTTTAAGTCGGTTTCTAATCTCTATGTTGTTAGCTAGAGGCAGGTTATCGGCATAAAGGTCTGCAACTAGGTTAAAGGTTTCAGGATTTGCCTGTAGGACTTGCTGTAGAGATTGTAATGCTTGTTCTTTCTGTCCCTCATAACTTGGGCCTGGTTTAAGGCGAACTTCATAAGTGCCTTTACGAATATCGTTTTCAATAAGCTCACCGTACTCATCAGCTTGTTTATTGATGGTTATGTTCTTCATTCCCTCATCAGGCATCATAAGTGTTAATACGCGCTCAGAATCATAAACTCTAGGTATCATTTGATTAACGATTTCGCCACCTGCGGCAATTGCGCGATTGATAGAGTTAAAATAAACATAAGTTGCGTAAGAGCCTTGCCTGGTTCGAGCGTCAATTGCATCCCCAGATACTTCGTTTCCTTGCTGACCCATTCTTGTTGGATATAATCCTGTGGCCAAGTATAGGTCATTAATAGCAAGCTCATACTGCTGGATAAGGCTTTGCGATAGCTCAGGTGCGCGGAGTTGCTCAGGCTTAGCGCCACTTTGCGACTCATCATAAGTTAAAAGTCCTTGTATAGAATTCGGGTCACGCCAGTTTCTTTGCGTATCTAAGCTTTGAACGTTTTGTTTTGAACCCATGAACTGGTCATACCTACTGACTTTTAAGATATAAGCTGATTGCGTTCTAAGATAGTTAATGTAACGCTGTATATCTTTGCAATCCCCCAAGAATGATCTGCATATTTGCTTACCGGATTTATCATAATAAGAATTCTGATCAACAAAGATTACAGGGATATCTTCGGATGGGAACTCTTCTTCTTCTAAAATATAATCCCCTGCTATTTCATAGTGCATAATCTTATAAGATTTAAAGGGCTTGCTATCTTCAATTCTGACAGGTTCCCCGTCATCCCACAGGGTCATTAGGCCTTCATCTAATTCCTCAGGCACTTCATTAGGATTAGCCATTTCAGGGTTTTGCTGCTCTTCTTGCATGCCTTGCATTTGTTCTTGTTGCTGCATTCCTTGTGATTGCTGTTGGGGCATTCCCATGACTTCATTAAGGGCTGCTTCTTGCATCTGGTCGAATTCTTCACGTTCATGACGTTTGTTAATTATAATTGAGCGCTCAATTAGTTCGTCAAGCTCATCTTGGTCATAGCTTTTACCATTAGACATTTTATAAAGGGTGTCTTTGACATATTTACGCTTAAAGTGATGCAGAAGTGTTATTGCTTCATTATCAGCCCAAGTGAATGGATCGTCACCATCGGAAGGCTGTACAGCTAATGCGATTTCTTCTTTGCTGGCAGTTGGCGCCATGGACCTTGATACTTTTTCTTCAAGCTCTTTGCCGTACAGTTCTCTGAATTTTTGGCGACTCATGCGAACTATATATCCGCCATGCATTCCGTCTGTCTTATTGGGCTTTTCAGCACCTATATCAAAGTAAGTTCTTGTTGAGTCTTTGAAATAGCCGTATATGATGTCGAGCTCAAAAGAGCGCGGGGATTTGTAGTCTGTGCCGATGAAGTATGCCCCATAGCCACCATTAGCAGATTGTGCTGCTGCAGTTTGATAAGCAATCTTTGCATCCGTTGAGAAGACGATATCTTTAACTATTATTTCGCGAAGGTGAGCTGTTTGTTCGTCGCAGTTCGTCATGGGAACTACTTGTAACTGCGGTGTGTTTTGCTGCTGCTCACCTAAAAGGGAATTAGACATAGCCCCTAGCTTATTCGCAGTCATGGGGACTTTTCGGAAAGTATTAATCATGTCGTCTTCTTCGTCTTGGCTCCATTGCTGGCCAAGAATGAAGGTGTGCATCTCATGATATAAATCTATGTTGTATTTAAAGTGTTCGCGCCACTTTTCGCATGCAAGACGTGCTTCACGCGCTAATTTCGGAGCTTTCCTAGCCATAATCTTAAATCCTTTTAAGATGGTTTTAGGTTTTATTAATGCGCCACTAGGACAAGAATCACATCGTAACCTTGCCCATTTCTGCTAGCGATAGAGCGTGGCGCAGCCCTTTGGTTAACAGCGATTTGAGCTTACATCAGAGGCTTGCTGTTTTATTCTTAAATCAATAAAGGGGCTTACGCATAACGACTGCCCAACTCCTTCTACCATGGGTAGATAAGATATTTAAATCAATCTTCCTGCTGTATGTTCCGGTATATAGTTAGGCTGATAAGAAGACGCCCCTGCATACTGACCAAAAGCAAATGTCATCATCAGAGCATCAGCCCTATCAGGGCTTGCCATCCCTCTGGATTTCGCCTTGTCCTTGCTTTCAATGAGCAATCTACCAAGTTTGTCGCCATATCCAAGTCCACATATTTCTTTCTGAAGCTCAGGGTCATCAGGTATTTGCACCGGCATGTCTTGTAAAAACCATTCTCGCATCTCATGCCACAATTCGGCTCGTAGGTTAGCAAACCTATCGGTGTTATTAGCAGTCCTTGCTACGTTGATACCCATAACACATTCATATCCCATCTGATTTAACCTATCGACTACACCTGCCCCTATTCCTATGCAGTCAATAAAAACCTTAAACGGGTGCTCTCTATCAAGAATAGTCTTTAGTTTACCAACAAGTTGCATGGTATCCAAACCTTGATGAATTTCTAAGTTATAAGCGCATCTTCCTTTGCGTCTTATGATAGCGCTGTTATCAATTCCACCTCGGGCCGGGTCAACTCCAATAATCAGGGCAGAATCGGTTGTAATTCTATTCTTTCTAGCGCGCTGAACGGGTTCAATGGATATAAAAGTATCTTCAATTGAATTTAGGAAGGCCTCAGAATCGGTAAATGGGTACTCTTGAGAAAACATTTTGCATTTTTGAGTGTAGTCTCCTGAAAAATCCCCTAATTTGTTTCGTCTCCACGCTAGATGCCTGACTGTAAGACCTTTATCTTGGTACAGATGCATCCAATCTTTTTCTTCATCGGTTAAAACCATTTCAGGGGAGTCTCTTGTATAGCCATCATCCCAATACCATGGGACAAAAATTGATTCCCAGTCTGAGTTTCCTTCTAATGTTTCCTGCCAGTCTGAGTAGAAGGCGTTCGCAACGCCTTTGGCAGTAGATTCTTTTATCTTTTCGGTGCCTTTTAAATCCGCAACAGTCTGCTCTATCCCTGATTTAATTTCAGTGTGGTTTTCATACATGGCATATTCTGATAGATGCAATAGCTGGTTGGTCATGGACCTCCCAATTTGCTTGGAGCCTGCAGTACCAACTCTATATCCTGAGTTTAGTCTGTTAAAGACGAGCCTGTTGTCATTGTCTTTATCTGCGACAGGTGCAAGCCCTTCTGGTAAATTATTATTATATCGCTTAGCCATCTCAAAAATCGCTTGAGTGGCATCTGCCATATGGGTTAATATGAACGCTTGGGTGCCCGGGACGGTGAGTACTCTATGAAAATAGCGTGCTTGAATATAAGTTGAAATACCCTGTTGGCGCCCTTTCAGTATTAATACTCTAACATATCCCAATCTCTTTAATTGATCTTCTATACGTTCATGTACGTAGAGCTGAGCTCTATTGAATTTAAACGGAATGATTTGACCTTCTTTGTCTGAGATTTTAAAGAAAGCTGGGGCGAACTGGAGTAAGTCGTATACGTCAATCATGCTTTACTTTAAGCTCTCCGCTGATAATCTTTTCAAGAACCGAAACAGCATCATCTTTCTTGTCGTCCTTGTCGTCGCGATAGTCTTCTCGAAAGCGGTTTTTCATGGTAAAAATCCAGGCGCTTGCGGAAAAGTTCTTAGTAATTCCCATAACCCCATCTTCACCGATGTCTTCCCAATATGCTTGAGCTGCTTCTTTGCCTTGTTTGAAGGCTTTATCAAACTCTGGATGTTTTTCTCGCCACTCATAAATGGTTTCACGACATACGCCAAGGGAGGAGGCTAGGCGCGCAATACTTTTACCAGCACCTAGAATACTGACGGCCATATCACAAACGCCTTCATTGTAAACTTGATTGGGCTGAATTCCACCTTTTTTCATTTTAGTGTGAGCACCTTTTGTTTAATTATTGCACTCTCATCAACTGAGCCATCTAACTTTCGCGGTTAATTAGCCCAATTGATTCACAGTGCTTTTAAAAGACTTACTAGGGTCCAGCTTGTTTATTACTGCGTTCACCCTGCATTTCGCCACCAACTTCGCCAGGCATGCAATATTTAGGCTGCATACGGCACTGTTCATCTACTATTTTACCGTACATTGATGATACGCCGTTGTAATGGGTATACTCTTTTTCGGATGAATAATCTTTGACTTCGCTCATAATGTACACTCCCTGTGATAATTTATGATTTGATAGTTTGTAACATACCACAATCATAAATTATCCACAAAAATGGTGCAAATCCTGTTAATAAATTGTTGTAAATTATTTTGTAGCAATTATTGCTATATTGCAACTATTGCTATATTATTGCTTTGAGTAAACAAACTAGAAAATGGAGAATAAAAAATGCGATTAGAATTTACTACAAAGGAGTCCTCTATTTCACACATAAAGGGATGCGAGCATTCTATTTCCATTGAGTACTTGTGTAGCGACATCTGTTTTAGGCACACATCAAATTGTGGAACACAAACTTTGCAACATATTGTTCACGCACTTGAAAAGGAATCTAGAAAGTTACAGATGTTTATCGATGATTACGAGGAGAACCGAAAATGAACATGCCGTGTAGAATAACAGACGAAGTTCTATTTGAAAGTTATCTTGATGAAGAGCAACCGATAATACCTAAAAGCTTATCGGAGATAACAGTACTTGATCTCCTAGGAGAAGATTATAATCTCTGGATAACCAAGAATAAAAAGGGCGGTTTTGACGTGCAAATGGAGCTTGACTGGGATGATAATGAAAGTGTGCTTGAAAGAAATATTCATCCCTATGCGATGGATAATTTTGCTAAGTTTTGTAAGAATTTTGTAAGACAATACGAGAGGTTGTAATTGATATATGCAGCATGAAACAATAAAAAGATTTAGTCCTCGGGAGGGGTATTTGATAAATATAAACCCTTCCGGGCATTTAATGGAGTTAGTGACGATTTTGGTTTCTGATTACACGATGGGCTACGCTCTTATCAAAGACCAAAAAGGAGAGATAAGGGCTGAACACATAGATAAACTAAGAGTGATAGGAGGGTAGTGCGTGGACTATGAGTATGAGATTTTCAAAAGAAGTGATGGGTTTATTTATTTACTGTATTCTACCGACCGCGGATTAATGGAGCCTCTTTACCCAGAAAGTGATGCTGAGGTTTTTGAATCAGAAGGAATTGCGAGGTTATCTGCAATTAGCCATATGCAAATGATTAATAAAAAAAGGGCGTAATATGAAGAGTTTTGAAAAAGAATATGGGGGCCAAGTTTCTGTCCAGGAAAAAACTCTAGTGCAGGTAAATACCTTTATTTTGCATGACGAAATACAAAAGATTAAACAAGAAATAAGGGACCTTCAGGCCAATACGTTAATAACTATTGCGATGTGGGTAATCACGCTAGCTATAATTTTTATCTTGCATGTGACTTAGTCTAAATCTACTTTCGTAGCAAGAGCACCTTTTGGAGAGGCTGCCGGGGTAAATTTTACACTCTGGCCCTCAGTCAAAGATTTAAATCCTTCACACTGAATTTCCTTAAAATGCACAAAATATTCTTTTCCCTCAGAGGCAATGAATCCGTACCCTTTCGCATCATTGAACCACTTCACTTTTCCAGTTTGCATAAAAATATCCATATTCGTTAATCTAAATTTTTTGGCTCAATACTGCCATGCGCAACATCTGGCATGCCGTTATGAATCCACACGTTTATAGCTGATTCCAGGTCTTTTTCATCTAAATCGCCGTTAATCATATCGAGTTTGTCATCTGCACTCAAGAAAGTGGTAGTTATAGCATTTGGAGATACTCCAAATTTCCAAGATAATTTCCTTATGATTTTCTTGCATTCATCATTTGTCGGCACAAATAGCCCTCGAATATACCTCTAAATCTTCCAAATTTTCGTTTAGGGCGACTTTCTGGTCATGATTACCCAATTGTAGCAAAAATTTTTTTCTATTAACCATGGGTCTTTATGCGACTTTCATATTTAAAATTCTTTTCATGGAATTAAGCTCATTTGACGATTTTTCGCTGAGTTTTTTCATTAAGTCTTTGTAAACAATCCCGTCGTTTTTTTTGTTGAAGTTGTCCACCGCTAGTTGTTTGGAGTGCTCTTCAATTTTTCTGGCGCGATCTTCTGCTTCTAGTTTTATTTTTTCATAGTTTATACTTTTTGCAAAATATTCAACTTTCACCGATTGCCAGCCACTCGAAACCATCGTTTCAAAAGCCTCAATTGGAGAAACACCCTTCTCGGTTTTAATTTCAGTTAGCGTTTTTTGCAACCTAGTCCAAGCAGTTGAGGTAATGGGAGCGCGTTTCTTATTCCTAACGATTATCCAGTCCTTGAGAGTTTGCTCTGGGATTTCGTGTGGGTTATCGCTGATCATATCCTGAAACCCAAAAGACTGGGTTTTGATGTTACCCCCCGTTAAGGGGGTAGGGGGTTTATTTATTTGTATGTATTCATCTGTATATATAGAAGAAGCGGTCAAGTTGGCCGGTTCCGAACGGTCAAGTTGGCCGGTTGGGGCAATAATTGCACAGGAAACCTGTTGGTTTTTTTTTCCATCCAGACAAGTTGGCCGGTTGGGGCAATCGTTATCCAGATAGTCATGTATTGAACCAATTATCTTGTCAAAATTCGGTTTTATGTGCTTTATGTTCAAACCTTTTACTTTTTTTACTTTAGTTAATATCCAGGATTCATTTTCAAATTCTGTTAAATATCTGCGCACGGTTCGTTCACTTAGGTGTATTTCGTTGGTCCATTCCTCGTATGTTTTATAAAAAAACTCCTCGTCTGCGTCAGATTTATTGGACCAATAGATGATTTGATTTAAGACATTTGCTTTTGCGTAGCTGCCTGTTATTTGTATATAGAACTTAGGAATAGTGACTGTGTTTTTTTGACCTGAAAATAATTCAAGAATTTCTTTGTTTATGTTTCTTTTAGTGCTTTTCATGGTATAATTTTCCTCGTAAATTGAAGTATGAATGTGAAGTGGAAAGATTGGGTGTGTAAACATTCTGGGTGTAAGCCCTCCATTTTGTGTCGTGTCGACAGTACTTTTGTAGGATGTACCTAATTTGCTTGTAACAGATTAGGCTGAGGGCCGGATGCCCTAATTTATTTCCCCTTATACATTAATTCCTCTTGGTTTATATTTCCGGTGACTTCGATAAAATCACTATTTATCATATCTAAAATTATCTGAAAAGCGGTTTCTTTTTTCCAGAGCGGGGCAGCATTTAAAAAATCCGCCACAACAATTTTGCAATATCGCTTTCCATTTTCCGTGATTAGATTATTTTGTGCGCCATCCCTATTATATTGGTTTTCCAGGAGAGCCAGCATAAAGGCCATATCCAGCCCATATTTTATAGAAAATTCACTATCTAAGCCTTGAGCGGCTCTCTCAATATGAACTTTTATAAAAAATTCGTTGATAAATTGTTTTTTACTGTCTTCACATTCTGTCATTGATGTATCTTGCATGTTATAATTCTCCCGTTGATTAGTGGCTCGTAAGCTGTCTAGTTATGTAACTCTCGTTAAGATAAGACCTAAAATGAAAAGCCCGTCATGTGCCTCCACTTTGCGGGCTTTTTTACTAGTTTATATTATAAAAATCCTTATGCAATCTACAAACAGATACAATCTTTTTGTAACTCCCTGATAAACTCTGATAAGAATTGCTCTGCGGCATTAAGCTCCGCGACATTAAAACAAAAATCATTCTGGGCTTTAACATCGCGGTCATGTATTGAGTTAGCTAGTATTTTTAATAATTCTTCTGATTTGTTAAATAGGTCTACTTGCATTACAAACTCCTTTTCACGGTTACAATACAACCGCTATTTTACCTCATTGGAACCGTTTTCACTCCACTGCGTTTTTAATTCTCCCTTGGTAATGTGTTCAAGTCTGTACTGCGAATTCTTAGGAACAAATCCCAATCGCAACCAGTTACACAAAGTTGAGCTAGAAATTCCCGTTTCTTTCATGAAATTGTAAGTGCTGCGATAATACTTTTTGACGTCATCCGGTTTCATAAAACCCCTTTCGTAAAAGATGTAAATTAAACTATAGCAATTATTGCTATAGTGCAACTATTGCTATATACTATGCGTGTTTTAACTGGAGAATGCAATATGAGTGAGCTAATTTATCAAAATGGTGTCTATGACATAACTAATAATGAGTACCATAAGAGCCATGGTATTTCACGAAGCAAGCTAATGCTTTTTAATAAGAGTCCATACCATTATTGGTATGAGTTTTTATCAGGAGAGGCAGATAAAAAAGAATCAACACCAGCTATGAATATAGGAAGTGCTTTTCATACGCTGCTACTTGAGCCAGCTAAGTTCAACAATGAATTTTGTGTGTCTCCTAAAGTAGATAGAAGAACTAAGCAGGGTAAAGAAGAGTTTGATGCATTTTTAAATGAAAGCGAAGGTAAGATTGTATTAACTGATGAGCAATACACAAAGGTAAGTCGTATGGTTTCACTGGTAAGCCAGGATGAAATCGTTCAAACATTATTAGCAGATTCAGTATTTGAGCAATCTATTTTCTGGACTGACGAAGAAACAGGAATACAGTTTAAAACACGCCCTGATATCTGGTCATCAAAAATGATAGTTGATTTAAAAACTACAACTGATTTAAGTACAGGAGCATTTACCAGATCGGCCATAACGTATGGATACTATCTACAGGCAGCTATGGCCTATGAAGCCGCAAAAGCAATTGGAAGACCTTTTGAGGTGTTTACTATCCTTGCATGCGAGAAAGAAGCCCCTTATTTTCCACGTGTTTTTATTATGGGCGATACAGCATTACAAAAAGGCATAGACCAATTCAATAGATATAAGAGAAAACTTAAAGAATGCATGGATTCTAACAAATGGCCAGGATATCCCGTTCAAGAATTAGAATTCCCAGAGTGGGGAAATAATGTAGTTGAGGAGGAAGCAGCATGAGTAGCGAAATAATTAATATGCAGACGCGAGAAGAACACATAGGGCAAAGCCTTCTATCCAAAGATAATTTTACACATTATATGAAAGTTGCCGAATCTTTATCTAAATCTTCTATGGTGCCAAAGGGAATGCAGGGTAAGCCTGCTGATATATTAATAGCCATGGAAATGGGGCTTCAAATTGGAATACCTATGATGCAAGCAATACAAGACATTGCTGTTATCAATGGAAAGCCATGTATGTATGGAGACGGTCTTCTAGCTGTTGTTCAAGGACATAAAGATTTTGAGTGGATAAAAGAAGAAATATTAGAGCACTCAGGAGATAAAAAATCTGCAGTCTGTGTCATAAAAAGAAAAAATCATGAGCCCCACACCGTAACTTTCAGCGTAGGTTCAGCAAAACAAGCACAATTATGGGATAGGCAAGGACCATGGAAGCAATATCCTGAAAGGATGTTGCAAATGAGAGCCCGGGGATTTTGTATAAGAGATACTTTCTCAGATGCATTAAGAGGAATAAAAACAGAAGAAGAAGTTTTGGACTATAGTGATCCACCAAAAGATAATAAAGTACTCAATAAATCCAAGAGTCTAATGGACAAACTAAAATCCGCAAAAGGTCAAATCATAGAAATGGAACCTACAGTAGAAGCCGATAATCTGGCCAATCCTGAACAACTGAAAGAAGTGCATGCTCTAATGGCAGTTAAAGTTTTCGATCCAGAGAGATTAAAATCCGCGCTTGAGCATTACAAAGTTGATACACTAGGACAGTTATCAGAAATACAGGCTGATGACTTTATATCGAAGCTTAATAGGTTGGCAGATAAGGAATAAAATGATTGATATATCGATTACCGCAACCTGCGAGGTTTGCAAAAAAAATATCTTGATAGATGAGGGTGCAGCTATATATTGTTCTTCCTGTCATGACGGAGTAATGTCGAATAAGGACCTGGATGAATATTTAAAAGGAATATTGACTAACTTATCAGAAACTAACTTCATCTGGGAAGGACAGGAAAATATTGAAGAGCTTAACAACGAAGACCAGAAATTTATTTATATAAAAGGCATGAAATATGGATATTTTTCGGCACTTTTTCATTTTGCTTATTTAGTTGGATTAATAAAATTCTATGAAGAAAATATTGATTATAAATTTACCAAAAAGAAGGAATAAAATGATTGATACAATAGGGCAATTTTACTATTACTTAGTTAATATTTTCACGATTCTTAATCCATTTATTGTATTTGTATGTACTATTTTGTGGGTTTCTATTTATTTTGAAACCAGGAAAGAAGTGAATAGGTCTTACATAAGAAATTATGTATTACAAAAGAAAATAAATGATCTTTTAGATAAAAGTGATATAGATCCCGAATATATAAAAATATTAAAAAAAATGGGACTATCTCAAGAATGAAACAAATACAAACATTCATAGATGAAGGCTTTGCAGAGATAGCATCAAAACTACCAAAGCTTGTAGAAGAAAATCCCGCGAGTTTTGAATGCGGATATCAGGTTGGGTATAAGGGTTGTTTATTAGCTTTAGATAGATTGTTAGAAGAGGATGAGGAATGATTGACTACGAAAATCAAAAGTTACGTCAAGATATGATGTTTTTATTGGGTCAAATTGAAGCAATCCGATATCCAATAATGTGGCAATCAGGCAAAACAAACATTAATCAAGCATATTATGATCTTCTTGACTCTATCAGAGAGCAGTATGTAAAAATATTGAAAAAAACTATAGGATATGAAGATGAATAAGAAAGACCAAGTTGAGAATATAGTGTGTTTTCTACTAATAGTTTTAGGAGAAGAGGCAGGTATAATTCTATCCAACGAAATGCATCCAGACTATTTACTAGAGAAATTCTATAGATATGTTCTTAGCGATCAGCCTGAGCACGAATGGGGAATACGTCCAGGATTAAGGGGTTTGCTAGATTTATATGTTGATAAATGGGAAGAGGCATTAGATGACTGATTTTAAAGTAGGTAATTAATGAACAATAAAGCTGCTATGGTATTTTGTCCTCCCCTTTCAGATTATCCAAAACCACCGGATGAGCACTCTAAATCGGATTTACGCAAGTGCCCAAAGTGTAAAAGTAAAATGTGGCTTTCTGAAAAGAAGAAAGGCTTCCTTGCTTTTCAATCTTGCTTAGGTAGAGAAATCATCCTTGCTTGCTATCCTTGTGTAATTAAAATGGCACTAGAAGACCCTTCATTGTTTGGAAATATTGAATATGAGGCTTTATAAAGATGAATGACTTTACGAAAGAAGAGTTGCAAATGATAGGCGCGTGGGGTGAACTTTATAAATATGGAATGGGTTTATCATGGCCTCAACTTTGCTCTAAAAAAAATCATAATAAATTAATTAAGAAAATCCTATTCCTAATAAATAACTATTGCGAGCACAAGTGGACAAATTATTGTTATGGGTGCGATCTTGAAAATTTAGTGTGCGAAAAATGCGAACGAGGTTTATAGGGACATAAATTATGATAATCAGCTACTTTATTATAACCAACAATCTGAAGTATTAAAGGTGATTGAATGAAAGAAATTTCAAAAGAAGATATTCTATTTGTTATGCAAGAGCTCATAGATAATTGCGAAGGTGCAATTATGGCATCAATAAATGATGACTACTTATATAATTTCGCATGCAAAATTCAAGAGAAAATTCGTATTTTAAAGAGTGACTTTAAAGATTTTTTCACTGAATAAAGCACTAATCTCCGATTTTAATATCCCTATACTTTTACTA